TACAATTGAATTTGATGAAGAAAATCAAGAAGATTTTATCAGAGCAGAGACACATATTAATGGCCTTTAGGCAGGTATGGACATTAAAGGATTTGACGATCCTGTAGAAAAAATACTTCAGTCTGTTAATAAGAAAATAGCTCAAAATTATTACAACGCAATGAAAGACATATTAACCTAAAACCCCAAATCATGCAAGACAAATTAGAAAAATTATCAGAGTATTTCGGTAAGTCAGTACACTACGACAAGACTAAGCAAAATACAGGCTACATCACAGGTGTAGAGAAATTTACAACAGAAGATGCTATAAGGTTAGCATTCCTTCAGTTTGACTTTGAGGTCAAACGCTCTGGAGCTGCCTTAACTATTCACTTTACCCATAACCCAAATATCAGAACCAATGAATAATCCAACACTAGACCTCGCAACGCTAAGCGAGAAGGAACTGGAGGCCGAGATTGCTAGACGTAAGGCAGCCAAAAAAGAAGCTCGGGAAAAAGCCGAAAAAGCTTATTTCAAAGACAAAGAGGATTTTATCTATCACACAGCCTCTAAGTTTCAACAGATTCACAATGAAATGAAGGAGCTTAAGCAGTACAGCATTGCAGAAGCCAACAAGCTGTATGAGCGAATGTATAAGATCGAAGATAAAGATCCTAAAGAAGTCAACAGCTTTAGCCTTAAGAACAAAGCCGACACCATTAAGGTAACGGTAGATCGCCAGGAGAAATTTGAGTTTACCGATGAGGCGATGGTCCATATTACTGCCATTCGTGAAATCTTTAAAGAAAAGTTTGAGGCTCGCAATAAAGGCCTGTACAACATACTAGACGGTCTACTGATCAAGAACACCAAAATGGAATACGATCCTAAACTGCTGGCTAAGGCCAGACGACAGGTAAGAGAACTCGGAGACGAAAATCTCATAGCAGAGTTTGATAAGCTGGACGAGTGCCAGCAAGTCTCCGGGTCTTCTCTTTACTGCCGACTCCATGTAAGAGACGGGCAGGGCAAATGGAAAGATGTTTCACTTCAATTTTCAAGCTTATAATGGCAGAGAAAGAAAACAACTACAAGAAAATGGACCTCGACGATCTCATCGCAGATTGTGAGGTCAATTTTACCGACTGCACAGAATCACTGAAGTATAAAAAGACCAGTAAGTCTAAAAGACAGCATCAAAAGCTGATCAACTTCTTTGGCAGCGTTACAGAATACCTCAAGGAATTAGAAACCATTAAACAGAAATCATGCAAATGCTTAAAACCATAATACAGTATCTAGGGTATGCCATATTCATACTCTCTTTTTTAGGAATTATATACTCAGGAATCAAAATCACTATACAAAAATGGAAATTAAAAAACTCTCGGAGAAAGAATATCAAGTAAACGGCAAACTCGTTCGCCAGGACATGGAAGGGAATTGGATAGGAGACCCTAACATGACGACCCAGGAGGTAAGCGCATTTCAGCAACACATCATTGCTCAAAACGCTTCCAGAGCCTATCACCAACACCCACAAATCCAAAACAACATATAATCATGGTAGCTACAACACAGTCCACCCCAAAACAACGCCAGCTGATCCACCAGCTGTGCCACTACGATGCCGATGTTAAAAAGTTGCTTGTAGAGCAAGTGAGCAGACGCAGAACTTCTACTAGCATGGAACTAAGCCAAAGAGAGGCAGATAAACTTATAGGTTTACTGCAACGTGATTGGGCTAAGTTCGATAAGAACAACAAGCAGCATCGATACATACTTTCTCTTATGTATCAGTTGCAATGGACACAGCCAGACCCTGTGTCGATACACGGTAAACGTCCAGATATGCCAAGACTTAACCAGTGGTTAAGATCTAGTAAATCACCAGTTAAAAAGCCTTTAATGGCCATGACTCCAGATGAAACGTCTAAAGTGATCTACGCTATGGAGCAAATGATCATAAAATGAGTACGCCAACTAATTGCCAATGCAACCTCAAGCCGACAACTGTTGTAATCGATAGTAAAGTCAATTGCGAGACTACAGTGTCGGTTTGTCCAGGTTGTGGACAATGGCTAAGTAAGCCTATAACAGAATGTGCCTAATCACCAAAGCTTTGATGCTAGAGAACACTTACCACATCTATCGAGACAACGGTGAGGAAGTAGAACTAATACTTGAGAGTACTAGCATCAAATCTAGTGTGAAGTTGACAGACACAGAATTAAAATTCATACGTAACAACTATTTATATGAAAGTAAAATTAACCACCAAGACTGATACGCTTTGGCTCATCACCACCTTCTTTGGAGATCATTATGAGCCTATACAAAGCTTATTGGCCGATCAAAAGCTCTACTTATCGATATGGCTGGAAGTCCAGGAGAAAATACGTAAAAAATCAAGAGCTAATATGATAGCAGGTAAGAATGGTTGCAACTTCAAAGACAACCTCACACTTAAGTATCATGAGGCTTATGTCCTCCATAAGATATTGATAGAAAACACCGACATCAATCAATTTGGAGGTGATTACGAAAAAGGTTTAATGAGAGATTTTATTGGAGATCTAAATCAAAAATTATCATGAACACCACTTACACCGTAAAAAGCAAAAAAGACAAGTACGTCTGGGAGTTTAAGTACGACATGGACGGTAGTTTAAAATCCTACAAGATCCTCGAGGGAAAGCTCGCAGGCACCCAAATGGAATGGCTCTTCTCCTCTGGTAATTTTCCAGCCAATGAGAATGTGATGAAAAACGTCTGGATGCAGAAGCTTAAGAAAAACTTTGAGGTAAGTGTAGGTGAGCCAGATCTCAGCTTTGAGACCTTTTACAACACCTTTGGCAATAAGATTAAGAAGAACAAAGCTGAGGCTGCCTGGAAGAAACTTAGCAAAGCCGATAAGATCCTCGCCTTGCAAAAGATCAAGTCTTACAAAGGCTACCTAAAGCGCAAGCAAGTGGCCCAGATGAATCCCGAAGCTTACATCAACCAGAAACGCTGGGAGGATGATTTTGACTCGATACATTGATGCTATGACTTATAAAAATATCTTATTTATAATGTCAAGCATCTTAATCTTTGTTTGGTTATTCGTGGGTGCTTTAGCCATCAATAGGGTCCTTTTTGATAAAAACAATAAAAAAATTAAACAAAAAACCATGCTAATAATATTTGCAAAATATAAGACTGATGAAAAGGCTGCTATCTGGTGCCTGCCATATCAAAAACAGGACATCCTTATAGCTCTCGAAAAACAATATGGAGGTAGATGGCTTCCAGTAGACGAAATGATGACGGGAGGTGAAATACTAAAGTTTAACGATGGCCAGATCTACAAAGGATTTAATCCTAATATAAAACGCTATAGCAAAGCAATAGACACTTTAAAAATACAATCAAATGAATAGAGAACTAAAATTTAGGGGTTTTGATAAAGTAGAACAATTCACAGGCTTTCAAGACTGCAATGGCAAAGACATCTATGAAGGTGATGATCTTGGCGACTGGACTGAAGTAGATGGCCACCCAATGCAATCCAGACAAAAAGTGTTTTGGAACCAGCCAACAGGCTCCTGGCACTTGGACAACAGCTATAAGCAAGACCAGACTTCTAGCACAGAGCTATATAAAGAGCTGGAAGATTTTGACTATTCACTACTCACTAATCACTAAAAACTATGAAACTATACATCACACAAGACTGGTTGGATGAGCTTTCTGGCGATGGCAGTCCGGGTAATCCAGGAAGCGGAGGCAATGGCTGTGAGTCGGTTTGTGCCAATGCTAGCCCAAACTCTGCAGCTTACAAGTTGTGCGGTTGCGATGGTGGCGGTGAATCTGCTGCCACGATAGACCAATGGATCATTTATATTCTGGTCGTTATTGCCGTTGTAGCGGTCATCGTAATGATTAATAGATACCTGGAGCATAAACGCGCTAAGAAGATCATAGAGAGCCGTAATAACTTCCACAGCTATAACCGGAGGCTACGCAGAAAACGAAATAAACAAATCATTAAGGACTTAAATAAAAAGCGATGAAGGAAAGAGGGATAATAATCGTTGGGTCAGGAAATACTGGTAAAATCGCCGAGGATATAGCGAAAAGAATGGATGTTATTTTACCTTACAAAAAGCCAACAGATCTGGACGAGTTTTATTTAGAAATCATAGCGATAAAAGAATTTACTCCCCCGCCCACTCGAGCTGAGCGTAGAAAAAAAGAAAGACAACTAAAAAAGAAATCATGAAAAAACCAAACAAAGAGGAAATATTCACCACAGTAGATCTGGCTATTGGCCAGGTAGATGTTTTAGAAGGTAAAGGCATACATTTTTTTAATGCCCTTACCAAAGCCAAAGGTGACAGCTCGATTATTATCAAAACACTCATTCTGGAACTTGTTGTTATTAACGGCAAAAAAATCACAGAGCCACAGCTCAACGAGATGCTTATAAAGGATGTTTCTTACCTATCCGAAATTGTTGGAAACATGATGTCTAACCACTATAATTTAGGATTATGAACAGAAAACAATACATTCTAGACACGACCATCACTTTAATGCAAACTCTCCAAAATTTGGGCGTAGCCTTTAGCGAGGCAGATGATGAAATCATTCTTGATACACTGGAGCTTCATGTTGATAAAGTGGCTCAGACTTTAAATGATAAGAAATCTGATCTAGGGAGCAAAGAACAAATATGCAATCATGTAAATAAAACGCAACATTTTAGTGATGTATTTGGTGTTTATTATAGTTGCCTTGATTGTGGAAAAGACTTAGAGCAAAATAAACAACCCCAAAGCCAAAAAGAGTATCTGGAAGAGCTCCGAGTGAATGATCCTATCACCTATAGCGAGCTCACGAGTGATCCAACAGGCGTGGGTAATGATGATACCGATGCCGTATTTACAACAACTTTTTACATGGCCATAATAGCCTTTTCTATGGGTGTGGGTGTAGGAGGCTTATTCTTATGGTTATGCTCATAGTAAGATTTTGAAATTATAAAAATATTGTATATTAGCAGCGACAAGTTTTATTACTGGGAGCAACGAAAGTTGCCCTACGCTGCGTAAGGGCTTTTTTTATGCCTTATATGCACACCCATAGCGGCGCTTACCCCGTGAATTAGTTGTAATGGCTAATTCAGCTCTCAGTAATGAAGCTTGTCAACGGGTAGTAGGCGCCGTCTTTTTTCTGCCTGCATGACAAAATCATTACAAAATGTTACATTCAAACAAAAGACCAGCTCAGTCTCAAAAGGAGCACACTTCACTTTTGCAGTACCATGGTAATGCTATTGCGTTCCAACAAATTAACGGTTCACTGATGGTAAATGCTACTCAAATGGCTAAACCATTTGGTAAAAGAACAAGAGATTGGCTTAGACTAGATCAAGCCCAAGATTTAATTCAAACTGTAAGCGAAGCGCATATGTGCGCCTCGACTGATTTACAGTATGTTAAAAGAGGAGGGCAAAATCAAGGGACCTGGTTTCAGGAAGACGTTGCTTTATTTTTTGCTCAATGGTTATCTCCAAAATTTTATTTAATGTGCAATCGTAAATTAAAAGAATTGATTTCTGAACAAGCTAGATTAAATTCGGCTCCTGAAAAATTTGGTATTACAGGAATTATAAATAAAGGTAATGCAGTTTTTCCATTTACAGAAGCTTGTAAAGTTTTAGGTAAGGTAAAATATCCAAAAGCGTCTAAGCGTAAAGCCAGACACCCAGAGCAATTTATTAAGCTCTATGGGCGTAACTTTATTACAGAGCAGTACTTAAACCTTTTAAAAGGCTACTATGACTATAAAAACGCAAATAATCAATTAAAAATGAACTTATGCTAGTTGTAAAATCGGTAAAAATAGAGAATATTGATCTTGAGGATAGCTTAATTATGGCTCATGCTATACTAAACATTATAGGCAACCAAAAAGAAGAATCTCTTAATACAGATGATTTATATTTTGCTTGCAAAGCAGCTAAAACGCTGTTGCCTACTGTAGAGGATATGGAGCCAGTGTAATGTCGCCAAACAAAGTTTAACTATACATCGACTTTTTGAAAAACCCCGTTGGAGACAATGGGGTTTTTCTATATATTTAAAAAAAAATATTATGAAAAAACAAAACTTATTATTTGTAATGCTACTTGCTTTTTTATTAACCTCATGTGGTAATGGTGTAGAAAGCTTAACTCAACAAAACTTTGGTGGGTCAGAATATTATGTTGTACAATATGACTCAGATAACACTGAAGCTGATTTAAAAGAATATGCTAGAACTTGGAATAGAGAAGATTATACCACTTATTATTTTTTCTTCCATAAAGATAGTGTTGATGCCAACAGTTACTCAGATTACAGATTTTCCAAAAAGAGATATTTTGAAAAAATACTAGAGGATAATCCACAACATGGTTGGTATATAATGGTTAATGAAAATAAAATTTACAAGGATGGTAAAGATATTATAGAGATGGCCATATCTGATAAATATAATTAACTTTGTATAAACCACTCTTTTATGCCTATTCAACGCTCAGACAGAATCCAAAGGCGAAATAAAGCCATTCGAAAAGCTTTTGCAGACATCCAGAGAAAACAACCGCGCTGGAGACACAGCGAATGGATAAAAGAAGTTGCAGAAGAGTTTTTTCTGGCTCCTAAAACCATAGAACATATACTAAGAGGTGACGGTGTTTATGCCGTCGATTAATTACTACTTAATCAGTATTTAAAAAGCAGACTTACTCAGTCTGCTTTTTTAGTTTTTCGGCCATTGCTTTGGCTTTTTTCTGTTCTGGCTTGCTTAGGGTAGTTTCGTAAGGGCTCTCTGTAAAGACTTCGCCTTTTTTTCCTGCATTGGTATTAAATCCTTTTTTCACTCTTCCAGAAGGCACCTGTGGACTTACCGGGGCGTCTGTTTGCTCAATAGTACATCTACAGCCCCAATCGTTTGGTGGTAAGTGTGTATTCCAAAACGAATGATCAAACGGTAAAACAAGCCCATCCCATTGCTGGTGCTTTTCTCTCACTCTGCCATCGCCTACTGTTAGATACCTAATGTTAGAATAGAGATCTGTATTAGCTTCAAATGACTTCCATTTGTTGGCCATGTTGGCCGAGCTTACGGTCTGGTCATATTCAGTCCTTAGCCAGCGTTTGTTGTAATCCTCGGAGACTTCCAGGGCTTTCTTTTTAAACTCCTTAAACGATAGCAGCTTTCCGTTTTCAGTCAGCATACTTTCAATGGTGTTTTTAAAGCTGGTTTCTTTAAAGGCCGAGAACAGCCTGACATTGTCCTTAAGCTGTCTGGCTAGATCTTCATCATAAAACTCCATTGTTTTGGAGTAGCCTTTGTCTATGGCATTGCTTAAGATGAGGGCATACCTTTCAATAAGTTTAAGTCTTTGCGCTTCAGTAATTACTCTATCCTCAAAAAGCTCCCTTATGTACTTTGCAATAAGCCCGCTTAAATTGAAATCCTCAAAGTCTAGCTTAACAGGATCACCACTACAGCACTGTGTACGGTAGTGTAATTTAAGCAGGCTTAAGGCTTTCCCACACCCTGCTCTTGTCCTGGCATTTGTTCAATTTCTACACCGTAGGTTCTCTCAAGATAATCCTGTTTTAAGGTGTAGCCATTTTGCATAAATACACCATCTATTTTTATTTGTTCCTGGACATCTACAGTCTTCTCTACCATAAACCTGGCATTCTCTGGCAAATTGTACCCAAGCTTTCGCATGGCAGGCATAAGGGTGTCGTTAAGAAAGGCCATCATTTTCTTTTCATCGGCATAGATCAGCTCATTTAAAGTGTTTTCGTGAACAGAACCTTGCGCCTTACTAGATCCATTGTCGGTGGTCATGGTTTGGTGAAGTACCAATTTAGAAAGCTCACGGTCTAAGGCTTGTATTTTCTGGTGAAAGACATTAAAGGCATCAGTCTTTGAGTTCTCCTTGATCTCCACTTCGGTACCTACTGGAAAAACACCGTAGGCACTAGATCCCATCTCCTCGAGCCAGCCTGCCACTTCGTTCTTTACCGTTTCGCTCTGGCTGGCAATCTTAGCAATACGAATAGGAATACCAAAAAGCTCCTCAAACTCATCCCAGGAACCCCAAGAGTGTCGCTTAAGTATGGTATAGACCGCAGCTTTCTCCAGTAGGCCTACATGATCATAAAACTGAGAATACAGCAGAATATCATTAATCTCGCTAAAGTCTAAGCCTTTAATCCCGTCCAGTTGATAGAGCAAAATCTTATCCTGGGGAATCACCAGACCTCTAGGGATAGACATGACGTCTTTAATCTCGCCTTCGTTGTACTCTTTTATCCATAGTAAAGAATACCCAAAATACGTCGACTTATGAGCCTCTTCAATCACGGTCTCAAACCATTGTTTGCCCTCGATGTATTTGCTTAGTTCTTCATCTTTAATACCGTCTACTGCTATACAAAAGTCCTTATTGGTGGTTCTCAAAGTTCGGTTTCCAGTAATACCGGTTAGGTGGCCGTCCAGCATCACATCTTCATAAAGCTCCTGCATGGGGTAAGTTCGTGGCTGATCGTTTCTGTAGAGTGCAAATCTCGCCTGTTGCCAGTCGCTTATCTCCTTTCTCCACAATCTACGTTGTCGTCTTATCACATCCACCATAAGGTTAGTGATTTTATTGATCTCTTTAGCGTTTTTGCCATTAAGTTGTACGTTTTTAATGGCATTACCAGAAAGGTTGATTTCTTCTTTCATGTGATCTTATTTAAAAAGCTTATCCAGCTCTTTGGTTAATTTCTTTTTGATGTTATTCTCGAGAGTCCTAGACTTTCCTATAAATTGACGTTGTGGCATATCGCCTAAACCTTCGTTGTGCACTTCTGCATAGTCTTTATTGGTGCGGAATCTCACCTTTACTTTTGTCCTGGTGGCAGAAAAGGAACTCCTTAATTTATTACCTCCAGTGCCGTGGCCAATCAATAGGCCTCGGCCTTGGTTTTTGCTCCCATATCTATTTAGATTTCCAGCTTTGCCAACTCTATTAGTTCGGTACCTGGTGATGTCCCTGCCTCGTTTATCGGTGGTTTTTCTTGGCTTCCATTTTCTTAGGCTGCCATCATTAAAGCCCTGATCTCTAAAGTTTGTATTGATAAATCCCATACCCTCTACCTCAATGATTTTGAGTGTCTGATCTGGTAGCTGTGCAGCTGCGCGCCTTATTCTTTTTTCGAGATCTTGTAGCCTAGCCATTACCAGTGATTTTTATAGCTCTTTTTTGAGCCTAGCTTCATAAATGTAGCTGCTGCATCTACTTCTCCATCGTCGTCGGTGTCTACCATCTTTTTAGGAAGATCTGGCACGATCTCGCCCTTAGCGACTTTCTCCAGCCATAACATAGCCTCTTCCTGTCGTTTCTCCACCACCGCATTGGCTTGTTTGGATCTTCGCATATAGATCTCATAAATCACCAGGTCTTTTAAATACTTCATGATGATTTTTTTACGATCCTCTCCAGTAGCACTAAAGATGGCATCTGCATCGTAATACTTAAATAAATAAGTATGCATGACCTCTGTACACTCCTCAATGATTGTAGAAACTATATCCTCATCATTGTTGGTTATGAGGTTGATTATTTCTGCCGTAGAAACGGTTTTTAATTCTGCTTCACTTATAAACATTAGCTCTGGATTTGAATTTGTCTTTTTGTGTACTTGTAATTGATCCTCTTAAAAATCTTGGTGTTGAACCTTATAATAAAGCCCATCATTGGCTCTCCATCGTTCGGGATCTCATCTTCCTGACTTACCTTGAGTGGTCTGTAGTCGTCACCCTGCATATCTTCCAGAGCCTCCTCGATCTTATCGATAAGATCGATCTCGATCAACCCACCATGTGGATCTGTGGTGTCCTGGTGCTGGTCCATCCAGCCGTCTTTAATGTAGAGATGAATTTCTACAGTAGCATTGGAGCCGTCTTTGATAGACTCAGTCATAGTCACAAAATCCGTTACTCCTATTTTGATAAGAGCAATAGTGAACTGGTTAGGATATTGATTGGTACCATTGGTCATTTGATTCCTATGGTAGTCTATCACTTCCAATTCTGGAATAGTGGCCAGTCTTTCCCTGGTGTCTAAAAACAATTGTTTCCTGCTGGTCATACTCTACGTTTTTTCTTGCGTTTGCCTATTACTGGCTTTCTGCTGTCTTTCTCTTTGCTGTAGCCATAGTATAATTGAGCCAAGCTTATAGCGCGCTCCAAGGTATCTGGAGCATCATCATTGTTGTGGGTACCTTTCTCAAAAGATAAGATCTGGTCCATAAAGGTGTCATAGTCTTTACCTTCCAGAGAATCATCCCAGAACAAAATGCCCCGGTGTAAGGCACTTAAAATGGTTGCTTCAATTCGGTTATGCTTATCGCCCTGCTGATGCATAGGCATGGGAACGTAAGGCGACTTATTGTCTTCAGCACATTGTTGGATAATTGGCGCATATACCGCTTGCTGTGCTGCTGTAGCATCGTAAAAAGACATAGGGAGTGATCCTTTGTGTCTATACGTTTCTTGCCATTGAAAATGGGTTTCCATAGCTGAATTAATATCGCAACGCTGGCAGAAGACTTCCAAAACCGTAAGCTCCAGATCTTTAACGCCTAGCAAAACCCCTGCTTTGTAATCTCCTGTGCTGGTATAAGATAAATCCCAATGAGACACAAAACCGTCAAACACTTCATTGCCATGTACAGAGCGTTTAATGATCTTATCGGCTTTAAAGAGCTTACCCTCTTCTATGGGGTTGTTAAAGTCCTCTCTCTGGCTGGTGTAGTAGTCGTCATTGTCTATGATGTTTTGTACATCTTCTTTAGAGTAACGCTCTGGCCAGGAGGGATTCCCTTTCTCATCGGCCAGGTTGATTGTTGAGACGTGCAGGTGCTTATTGTCTTTGTATTTCTTAAGCACATAGTCGTTAATTCCATCTTTGACAATGTAATTGTTAGCAAAGACCATTCTAGCTCTTCTTAGGTGAAAGGCTTTACCAAGATCGCCTACAAGTTTATCTCCGTA